TTCCTTGTCGATCTGGACGGAGTAGCCCGGCTGCGGGTAGAGGCGTCCCGGCTGGATGGCAACGTGTCTCGGCATCTTGGCCGGGACGCGGCGTCAACCGAAGGCCGCCTGGCCCCCGCCGCCGAGCTTGTCGACCCGCCGGTTGAGGTCGTTGAGCAGCCGGTTGGTTTCGCCGGTGAGCCGGTTGTTTTCGCGTTGGGCGTCCAGGGCCCCAGACGAGTAGCCGCCGCCGCCGACTTTGCCGAGCGAGGTCACGATCGGGGCGAGGGTGGAGGCGGCTGGGTTGGACGCCGAAGGTGCGGTGCCAGCGACCTTGGAGGCGACGGTGGCCGCTTGCTTGACGTCCTCTGGCCTGGGCATCGTGTCGCGGATCGATTTCGCCACCTTGCCGAAGCTGTCCCGCAGGCCGCGGGTGTCGATGAGCTCGCCGCCGGCGGATTCGCCAGCCTTGCGTGCCGCCTCCGCGACCCGTTCGCCGAGTTTGGGGGCACCTTGACCGATCAGCCCCTGCGCGCCTTCGGCGATCTCCTTGAAGTTCACGCCGAACAGTTCCGCACCCGATTCCTTGCGGTCCTTGAGGATGCTGGCGAAGTTGGTTTCGATGTCACCGGCTTCGAAGCCGAATAGGTCGCTCATGCCCGGAATCTTGAGCAGCCCTTTGAGCAGGTTGGCGATCACCCATTCCATGCCGGATTGCAGATAGACGATGGGCGTCTGGAACGCGTTGAGCAGCGCGGCACCGAAGCCTGCCACCAGCCCGAGTAACGTGGTGCCGAGGCTCTTCCACATCGCGCCGTCGGTGATGAGGTTCCAGAAGAACTCGATGGCGGCGCGGAAGCCGTTGACCAAGGCGTTCACGCCCACGGCAAAGCCAAGCTTGAGGGACGATGCCACGAGGTCGAGGAGTTGCCCGCTCTTGAAGGCGGCGATCACGAACATCACCGCCTCCTTGACCCGCTGGCCCGCCTCGGTGGCAAGCGGCGTGAGTTGCTGGACGAGTCCGATGGCCTGCTCGACCAGGGGACGGATGGCGTCGTTGATCGGGGTGCCGAGGGTGAGGAAGACCTCGTTGATGCTGTCCTTCAGCGTGGAGAAGAGGCCGCCGGTCGTCTTGCCCTGCGCCTCCATCATCCCGGCGAACTTGCCACCCTGGGAGGTCATCGAAACGAAGGCTCGCTCGATGGCCGGGAAGCCGACCTGGCCGGATTCCACCAGCTTCTTCACCTCGGAATCCGACACGCCGAACTGCTTGGCGAGTTCCTGGATGATCGGGATGCCGCGGCCGGTAAGCTGGTTGATGTCCTCGGCGAAGAGCCGCCCCTGGACCCGCGCCTTGCCGTAGAGTTCCGCGATCTCGTTGACCGGTGCCTGCACGCCCGCGGACACGTCGCCGATCCTGCGGAGGGTTCCCGGCACCGAGTCGGCGGATTCACCGAAGGCGATCAGCTTGCGGCCGGCATCCGCCAGTTCAGGGAACTCGAAGGGTGTCTTGGCCCCGAGTTCGCGGAGCTTGGCTAGGGTTTGCTCCGCCTTGGCGGCATCGCCGATCAGCGTGGTGAAGGCGACCTTGGTCTGCTCGAAGTCGGCGGCGGCGGTGACCGCTTTCATGCCGACACCCACTGCGGCAGCCCCACCGGCCATCGCCGCGCCGATGGATGCCTTGAATGCGGTCCCCGCGACACTGAATCCCTTCTGCAAGGCGGCAGCACCGCCCCTGCCAAGTCCAGCCAGTCCCGCGCCCGTGAGTCTCCCCATTCTGCGGGCGGAGGCCGACACAAGTTCGGTGGCACCGGCCATCGCCCGTTTCAGGGCAGTGATGTCGGCTCCGAGGGTGACGGTCAGGGCGCTCATGCGCCGGGAGGGGAGTCAACTCCCGGCAAAGCTCCTGGCTCGTTCTGCACTACTGGAGAGATGCCCGTGTCTGATCGGAACCGCACTGTACGGAGCCGTACGCAGGGTGGTGTGGGACCGGGGAGTTAACTACTCCCCGGGACCCGATTCGCTTATTGGATTTTTCGGATTCGCTCACGAAGCTCGTCGATCCCCAGAGATGGGTTGCTCGTATGTAGCATCGCGTGGCAATTGGGGCAGACCGGGCGCAAGTCAGTTTCGGGGTTCACGTGGTATTCCTTGCCGATATCGGCCAAACACTTGAGATGGTGGACGTGAATGTAGGATTCCGCGATCTCGCCGTAGATGTCGGCCATCGCAAACTCACAAACTGAACAACGAAATCCGAACTTCGCAATACATGCGGCTCTTGCACTAGAATTCCGCTCGTATGCGTTGACGCTGACTCGCCGAACGGCCCCTTCCGCAAACGTCTGATCTGCTGGAATCTCCTCTGGGAAAATCACCTTGGAGCTGACGTCTGCTGTGTATCCCAAGCGCCGCACTGCCTCCGCTAACGGCGACCGCAGGACCCAAGTAATCTCTCTTCGCTCGTTCCGCCCAAAATCGACGAGGTGAGCTACAGGCAGAGAAAAATCATTCCTCATGTTGAGTGCGGCTCCAATCACCCGTCCGAGCCTTCCATACTGAGAATTGGCTGTCGCCTTGTTCTTGTAGCCGGCGCGATTGGCCAGTTCGGTGGCAGTTAGCGTGAGATCGTCTGCGTCCGCGTGAATCGCAAGCAGCCGTTCCTGAAGTTCTGTGAGATTCAATTGATTCAGCGCAGACTCGAACTGCTGCCTCGTAGGTGAGTATTCAGGGCTGGGCATTTGGAAGAGTCTTCAGAGCGACGTTTTGTTCGCCTTTAGAGATTTGATTTGCCTTCTCCAAGCGACTCAAGTCTCTCCTTAAGGTCATCGTCGTAGTAGATAATCATTGGCGCAAATTTCGAATCAGATTCAAGAACCCCCAGATAAATGGTCTGGTTCCGTATGGACCACTTAGAGACAAATACCATGTATCCGGATTCAGCGTTGAGAATATTAAAGCTCTTAAGAGGGATGATGATTTCAGTCGGCTTACCATACTTCTTCTGGAGTCCATTGTCGGCCAACTCAAGCCAACGAAGCGTGCTTGTCTTCAGGCGGTCGGCGGACCAGCTAGGCCCATAAACCTTAATCTCGGCAAGCTTGCCATCGACGAAGTTGACTCGCACGTCAGAGATATAATACCAAAACGCGTTGTCGCCTACTCCATCGCGCCCAACGGACGAGAACTCTGCTGCCTGCGTGTCCGAGAATCCCTTCTTCTTCCGCTCCTCGATACTGTCCGAATCGAGAGACAGTCTGGCATTCGGATCTTTTAGATTGATGCGCTCCATGAGCACATCCATTTTGTTGAACGTCCATAAGGTCTCCTCGATTAGTCTTGGAATCTGATTCAGCAGCATTCCCAGGCGCAGCCCCTTGAAATCGAGCGCGTCGCGAATGGCTGCCTCTCGTGCCTGCTCGTCCTTGAGTCGAGCGGCGGCAGCCGCTTCGGCCTCCGCTCTTGGGTAACCTAGCTTCGCTGCAACGTCAGCGGGCAAGTCTGCTAGCGGCACAGTGGCGACTCCGCTTGAGTGAATCACCCTCGCCTCGATGTCACTCTTCTTGGTGACGGTTACCCCGGTGAACGTTCTTCCGCCCTTCAGGGTTATCGTCTCGATCTTGACTGTCTCCTCGCCAAGTAACTGGAGTGCGCACGCTAGGAAGGCGATCAGGAAGAGGGAAGAGGTTTTCATGTGAAATGTTTTTCTAGCGAACATTGGTATTATGAAGCGCGCTGCATTTGCAGTGCTTCTGCGGCGTGCTGCATATCAACTGCATATGCGACGCTCGTGTCCATGGTTTTACTGCTTTCGATCATGCTGAACTTTTAGCGCAGTGGGTGGAAGTGGCAAGAACGAAGTCGGATCGAGGTTTCGGGCGGCTGGCGGGGTGGTTGGAACGGGTTTGGGGCTGAGCTTTGCGGGGATTTTTTACGTCGTCCCATTCTGGAAGCTGGGAGTATTAGAAGAGCATGAAAGGTAGGCGTGGTTCGGCAAGCCGGCATTTCCTCCTAGTCAGGAGTGGCGGAAGTCCAGCCTTTCCGCAGCGCCTCCAACTGCTCCCGAATGGAGGGCATCCCGGCTTGATTCCAACCCGTCCTCACCCCATTCCGCCGCAGCAGGCAGTGCTGGTATTGCGCCAGCCGTGCCAGCGGCATGAACAGGATCCGGTCCTCGGGCCAGCCTGTGTCGGCGGCGACGGCGAAGACTTGTGCGGCTACGAAGCCGGGTTCGTCGCAGGCGGGGGCTTTTTTCCGCCGATCCCCGACACGGGATCGACCTGTGCCGCCTCCAGTTCCCGGCTCTGTGCCTCCAGGCGCTGGAATGCGGTCTGGAAATCCTCCGGGGTCAGCCCGCCGCAGAAGATCAGGGCGGCTTCCCGAAATCCCTGATCGTTGAACGAGGCGCGGACCACCTCGGGCCAAGGGGCGCAGTGGGTGTAGACGAAGCCCATGATCGAAGACGTGAACTCCGGTGTGCCGTCCTTGGGCATTTCCCCTTTCACCAGCGGGTTGCCGGTTCGGAGGAGCACGTCGTAGCTGGCCAGCGAAAGCGGGCGCATGGCGTGGCCGGCGACGATGGTTTCCACGTCGTGGAAGGCGGCGGAAAGGAGCTTCTGGCGGTCGGTGTCGTCCATGGGATCAGAGGTGGCGGAGGAACAGGTCTTCGGTGGCTGGTGAGGCGTCCAGCGGGATGAAGGCGATCTTGCCCCGGCGTTTCACGCAGGCCAGCGGCACGTCCCGCTTCACCTTGTCGACCAGTCGCTCGCGGTTGAGCAGGGCGCACTTGATGTAGGCGAAGGGGTGCTCGGAGTGGGAGAGGTGCCAGGCGTCGTCATGCCAGGCGGCGATGAGTTCCTTGGTCTGGAACTTGCCGCACGGGCTCTGCGGGTCGAAGAACCAGACGGTGCGCTCGCCGCGGATGCCATCGCCGACAACTCGTACGAACGGCTTCTCGGAGAGTTCGATGCCCACGGCCGTCAGTGCGGCGGCGAGGCCGGTGTTGCTGGTGGCGGTGGAGGACAGGTGGGATACGGCATTCATCTCTTGGTCTGGATGTTAGGGAGTGGTTCATGCCCCGCCGCTGGCGACGAATGGGTAGTGGGTGGCGGTCAGGTCGATCTTCTCGAAGTCCTCGTTGTTGAGGCTGCGGCTGACCTGCATGAGGATGGTGGTGCCGCCGCTCGCTTGCTGGAGGTGGCCCGGGATCGCGTTGGCCAGCGCGATGGCCGCACCGATCTTTCCGCTGAAAGACGAGGTCTTCGCCACCAGACCCGAGAGCTTGATCTCGACCTTCTCCTGGTAGAGCGACAGGCCGATGATCTCGCCGGCCTTGTCCAGGACGGTCTTCTCCTGGTTAGAGAAGTCGAAGGACAGGTCGGTGATGAGGATGCCCGGCTGATCGTTCTGGATGCCCCAGTTGCCGGTGGTGCCAAGGAAAGTCGCGGCCATTTGACCGCGTGCGGCGTGTCAACCGCATCAGACGGTGGAGACGACCGCCTCGTAGCTCAGCACGCTCTCGCGGCCGCGCGACTCGTCGGGCGTGGTGCTGCCTTCCCGCTCGATGAGGTCGTGGAGAACGAAGGTTTCCGAATCGAGGTCGGCTTGAATCGCTGCCGTGTCGCGCAGCAGGGTCACGAGCTTGCCCGCCCATCCGGCGTGATCTTCGGCGGGCGTGTCGTCCACCTGGGAAAACAGATGCACGTCGAGCTTCACGCGGGCGGTGTGGGGCATCGCCGGGACCGGTTTGGATTCCGAGGTGTCGAGAACCACGCAAGGACGGGTGCGGATCTCATCGCGTCGGGCGACGTGGACCGGCATCGTCCCTGGAAATCCCTCCGGGCGGTGGCTGTCGATCCATTCGCCCAGGAGTGATGACAAGCGGTCTTCGATCAGGTTGGGCATCTTGTCCGATGCGCCTGAGTCAACCGGACCGCCGTCGCAACGACCGGTTCGCGCCGTCGTTGATCTTGCGCAGCGAGGTGGCGAGCGCCTTTCGAAGTCTGCCCGCGGCCACCTGGAGCGCGAGTTGGATGCCCTTGCGGGTGCTGACGTCCTCGATGTAGTCGAGCTTGTTGACCAGCGTGACGGCCGGGTGGTCGCCGGTCTTGATCGTGGCCGATCCCGGCGACTGCTTGTGGCGGGTCGCCCACTGGACCGCGCCGCGGATGCGCCCGCCGATTGCCTTGCCGGCGTTTATCCACGAGCCCTTCGCGAAGCCGACCCGCTTCTGGATCTTCGTGATGTAGGTCTCGCGGGCTTTGGCGCTGGTGACGATCTGCTTCGGCTTGGAGCCTCCGAGTTGACCCCAGCGGTGGAGCTTCGGGTCGAGGCGGCCGACGGTGAGGTCCTTCCAGCCGGAACTTGTCTGGCGAAGGTTGTTCTCCGCCCGCGAGAAGCGCCGTTTCTGGATGTTAGCCCAGAACCGGTCGGCCGCCACGGGATCGGACTTGCGGATCTCCTGGAAGGCGTCCGACGGCAACGCGAACACGCCGCCGATGTCCTTGGCGACGGACTTCTCGCCTGTCTTGTGGGCCTTTTCCGAAAACCCGAAGGGCTTGGTGTTGCGGGCGAGTTCCACCGATAGCCCGCGCGCTTCCTGCTTCACCAGGGACAGCAGCGTCCGGCCGACCTTGTCCGGGTAGCGGCGCAGCAGGCGGGCCACGGTGAACGCTCCCTTCAGTTTCGCGGTGAAGCGGATCGCCCCGTCATTCATCGGTCGAGGAGAGGCTGAGGGTGAGGAGCGGCGAGCGCGGATGGTTCGATACCCGGCTGATCCGGTATGCCGTGCCGTCCACCTCGATGCGCTCGCCGAACTTCGGCAGGGCCGCCGGGAACGCCAGTTTCGGGACCCGCAGACTGAGGTCCGGCGACTCGACGAAGCCGCCCATGTCGATCTGCTGTTCGTTGCGCGTCCGGCTAACGAGGACGAGCAGGTCGAGGTTTTTCCACCGGGCCGTCACGCCATGCTCGGTGAGGAGCTGGTGGAGGTCGGCGAGGATTTCAGATGCGAGGGTCATGCCCATGCCTTCCTGTCAAAATGGAACACCCCCTCCCGGTCTTGCCGAGAGAGGGTGTTGGACTCCGGGGATGAAAAGTTCGGGGACGCTCAGTTCCGCTTCACGCGGAAGTAGCGCTTGGGCTTGTTCTCGATGTCGTAGAAGCGGGTGACCCGTCCTCCCTCGCCGACGACCACGGCTTCGATCGTTTCCCAGGTTTCAAGGTCTGCGGACGCCTCGATGCGGTAGCTCACACCCAGCGCCGCGTTGAACCAGAACTTCACTGCCGTCTGGATGCCTGAAGCGGCGTCCGGAGTGCTCGAATCCAGCGTCGGGTTGAAGCCGGTGTTGATCTCGAACAAGTCGTCGAAGCCGTCCGCGTCACTGTCCTTGGCCGCCGGATTGGTGCGGTGGGTGACGACCTCGGTGAAGTCGCTCAGTCCGTCGCTGTCGGTGTCGGCGAGCTTCGGGTTCGAGCTGTGGGTGTTGATCTCCGCTCCGTCGGTCAGGCCGTCGGAGTCGCTGTCGTCCAGCACCGGGCTGGTCTGGTGGTTGTTGGTCTCCGCCCCGTCGCTCAAACCGTCGCCATCGGTATCGGAGGCGAGGGGATCGAGGCCGACGCGCTCGAAGAGGTAGCCCGCAGCAACGAACTCCGCGACGGCATCCGCCCACTGCGTGGTGGCTTCCATCAGCACGGCGTGGTTCTCGGCCGTGCCGCCGTCCGGTTGGCCGTTGAGCCAGCGGGAGTAGGCCGGGGCGTTGCCATCACTCCAGAGCCAAGTGCCCTCGGTCGCGGCGTCGGACAGGCCGAACCACAGGTAGCCCTGGGTCGTCTTGCGTGCCCGTGCTGCCATGCGGTTGAAATCATTAGCGTTCGGGAAGCTGGCGAGGCGGCCGCGGCGACTGGCGGCATCGGCAGCGGCTTGTGCCTGGGTAAAGCTTCCTTCGATCAGAGTGAAGTAGCGGCCCGGATGGCTGAGCTCCGCGCCGTCCGAAAGCCCGTCGCCGTCGGTGTCCGCCTTACGCGGGTCGGTGCCGTGGGTCGAAATCTCCGCGAGGTTGGTCAGGTCGTCTCCGTCTTGGTCGGAGGCGGCGTCGTTGGTGCCGTCGCCATCGGTGTCGGCGAGGAGCGGATTGCTTTGGATCAGGTTCACTTCCTGGCCGTCGCTCAGGCCGTCGCCATCGGTGTCGGCGAGTGTGGGCCGGGTGCCGGCGGTCTGTTCCTGGCCGTCGCTCAAGCCGTCGCCGTCAGCATCCGCCACGGTCGGACTGGTGGCGTAGCCCATTTCCAGCAGATAGCCGTCGCGGATCGCAGTCGAAGAGCGGTCATACCACTTGCCGATTTCCGCGCCGTCACCGCCGCTGACCTCGGCGAAGTCGAGGCTGTTGCCGGTCGTCGAACTCGGGCGACCGGTGCCCCACGGGGCGAAGCTGAACAACTCGCCATTGACCCAGGTCCAGGTGCCGTCCAACGCTGCATCGCTGGCACCGATCCACAGGCCGGTAAAGTCTTCAAAGGGATTCACGCCGAGAGTCTGCAAAGCGCGGCTCCAGCGGTCCTCGGTTGGGAAGCTGGCGAGGTCACCACCCTTGCTCCGGGCATCGGTGCGCGCCTGCTGCCAGGTGAAGGAACCGGTGATGATCGAGAATCGGCCGACGCCGAGTTCGTAGCCGTCGCTCAATCCATCGGCATCGCTATCAGCCATTGCCGGGTTGGTGGCGTAGGTCACCAGTTCATCGTAGGCGGTGAGACCGTCGTTGTCGCTGTCGGACAGGTCCTTCTCGAAGGTGGCCCCGACGGTCTTGTCGGCGTCCATCGTGATCGTCAGCGGGTTGTCCGTGCCCGAGGCGTCGCCTGTCCAGCCGGTGAAGCGGTAGCCGGGGCTTGGTGTGGCGGTGAGGGTGGCTGGGGCTCCGGGCTCATATGAGGAAGCGGCTGAAACGACACCGTTGGAAACAGATGAGGTGACGATTCTAAAGGCGGTAAGCTCGAATAAGTAGTAAATATTATGGTGAATCGTGGCGTCATTCCATGCGCCAGCTTCCGAGAATAATTCCGCATAATCCTCGTTTCCCACATTATTTGGCTCACCCGAACTCCAACTATTGGTGCCAAGTAGACTCCCATCGATCCAGCGCCACACCCCCTCATCTATCTCGTCAGTCAGGCCAATCCATAAACGCCAACTTGAACCTTGTTCATTCAGGAACTTATTGGCTGCGGCTATTTTTGAAGCGGTATTCAGTACTGCCAATCTCCCGCCTCGTAATTCCGCATCCATCTTGGCTCCATGCCAAGTGAAACCGGTTTCGATGATCTGGAATTGACCCTGATAACGGGTGTCTACGAGCCCTTCGCTGCTGCTGGCCAGTGGCGAACTTCGGGCCACCCGGAACCCGAGGCTGAAGCCCGGGCCCGTTGGATTGAAGCTTTCGCGGAGCGCGACGCGGCAGGCACCCGCGTCGTTCTCAAAACTGCCGCCCCGGATCACCCGGCCCGCGCCCGAATGAAGGTCAAGGCACCATTCCCAAACGTTACCACTCATGTCAGATAGCCCTAGCTCGTTGGCCAGCTTCGTCGCCACATCGTGGGTCGACCAGCCTCTATTGTTGCTAGAATACCAAGCCACAGCATTGATGTCGTTGCTGCCGCTGTATTCGTAGCCATTGGTTCTCACGCCACCACGAGCTGCGAATTCCCACTCCTTCTCGCTCGGCAAGCGATAGCCATTCGCCGCGGCATCCACCGTAGGTGCTGCATCACCGGTTCGATAAACGGCGGAGCCCACCTTGTAAACCGGGGTCAAGCCTTCCTTCTCGCTGCGGGCGTTGCACCACTTCAGGGTCTGGTGCCAACTGACGTTTGTCACCGGTCGATTGGGTCCTCCTCCCTCTCCGACATCGCCGATGTCGTAGCCATTTGCCGCGGCCCAGCTGCGGACGGTCTGCCATTCGTCCCAAGTGACCTCGGTCTTGCCCATGAAAAACCCATCCACGGCTTGGGCTCCGGCCCACGATGAGGCCGGCAGGGCTCCCGCTGCCACGTCGGCAAAGCCTTCCGGCACCTCGCCATCGCTCACCTTGACCTCGAAGCGCATCGCCGTGCTGTAATTACCCAGCCAGTCGGTTCCCGCGTTCCAGGTGATCACCTTGCCGGTGCCGACCGGCACGTTCGCGCCCACCGCCCCGCTGAGCGTCGTGGCCGGGACATCGAAGGTCGCGCCGTTGTCGCTGGAAATCCGGAGCGTGACGCCGACCGTGGAGGTGTCCGCCGTCACGTCGTAGCCGATGTCCACTAGCCTGGTGCCCTGTCGTTGCTGTACTTGGACATTCGAAACGACCGGATCCGCCGCCAGAAGCGTGCCTGTTAGGAAAAGAAGCGAGGCGACGGCCTTCAGGCCTGTCAGGGCTGCCGGTCCGGGTGGTGACTTTCGGTTCATCGCGTTTCTCATCCCAGCCGCCCGGTCCTCGGTCAAGGCTCAAACCCGCGCCTGGTCGGGACTTCCGGGCGGCATCGAAGCAAAAAGCCCCCTCCCAGTTGCCCGGGAGAGGGTGTTCACACAATCCGTCCGAACTCGCTGGGACGGTCAGGAATACTCGCCGGCCACCAGGTTGATGCGGCAGGCCGCGGTGCCGTCCAGTTCGATGAGAGCGGGTCCCTCGTTCACGGCGAAGACGGTGGGAGCGTTGACCTCCTTGGTGGTGGCACCGACCGGCACCTGGCCGCGGGAGACCATCAGCGAAACGGTGTCGCCCGGTGCCAGCGCGAGGCCGAGGTTGGCGTTGAGGGTGATGGTTCCCGCCACGGCATCGACCGAGGCGACCACGCCGCGCACGCCGGTGCCGGTGGCGTTGGAGAACAGCACCACCACGTCGTTCGCCGCTGCACCGAGGTAGGGCGCCGCGTTGATGACCGTCTGGTTGGCCGCGCTGGTTGCTGTCACCGTGGTGATGCGCGACTGCGAGCGGAAGAGCAGCAGCGAGGCTGCCTTGTCCGAGGTGGCGCTGGCATACTGGATCCGGACGCGGTCGCGACCGCCGGCTGGGACGACGAGGTGGCTGAGGGTGGTGCCGGCATTGCCGGTGAAGCTGAAGGGTGTCATGGGGTGGTGGTGTCAGGCGTGGCGGGTTCAGGGTTTGACGATGCGCTTGAGGCCGTCGGTCTTGGCCGCGCTGAACCCGTAGAGGCATTCGAGGGTGACGAAGACCTTGTTGGCGCGGGTGTCGGTGAAGCGCAGGTAGCCGAAGGTCATCCCGGTGGCTGGATCGGTGACGGCACCGGATTGTTCGTAGTCGGCGACCGGCTGAAGGTAGCGCATGGCCACCGCGACGGCGCTGGAGTGGGCGGCAAAACCGACGAGCTTCTCTGGGTGGTCCGACGGGATGAGCGTCGTCTCGTGCAGGTTGAAGCCTGCGATCCGCTTGACCATCCCTTCGGTGATGGCCGGGGCGTTGAGGTTCAGGTTGAAGCTCTTGGCGACCACGTCGTCGGCGAGCATGTTGGTGTAGTAGCCGGAGTCGAGGACCAGCGAGCGCGGGTTGGGCGGCATCTTGGCATTGCCGCAGGCTTCCCGCAGGTTGAGCACCTTCTTGTAGTCGAACGCGGTGGCGGCGAGCGCGGGGATGCCGGGCGTGCCGAAGCTGGCGGCGGTGATGCAGCCGAAGATGTCGACCAGCACGTCCTGCGCGAGCTGCTGGGCCGCGGCTTCCACCAGGGTTTCCAGCACGCCGAGGGAGGTTTCGGCCGACTCGCGGGCGGTGACGTGGACGGTTTTGTATTTGTGGCGGCTGAGGGTGACCGGCACCACGGTGACCGTGGAATCGGCATTCGCGGAGTAGTCACCGGCGAAGTCGCTCGAGGTGGTGGGCGCGCCGACCAGCGGGACGCGTACGGTGTCGAGCTTCTCGGCGGGCAGCGGGCTGAAGTCGGAGGAAAACGCTGTGACCGGCAGGAGGTTCGACATGAAGGGCATGAGCGCCCGTTGGGCGACCTTGATGTCTTTGACGTTGGTGAGGGTGTTGGGCATGGCGGGTGGTCAGGCTTGGTGGTTGAGGATGAGGGCTTGCTGTTCGGGCGTGAGCTTCCGCCAGAAGGCGGTCTGGGCGGCGGGGTCGGTGATGGCGGCGAATTGCGCGTGGAGTTCGGCCGCTTGCGGGGCATCGCCGGCAGGGGTGACGCGGGCGGGCATCGTGGTGCCGGTGGACGCGACGACGCGGGCGACTTCCAACTGGAGGCGCTTGTCGAAGTCGGCCTGGGACGCCAGGAGTTCGGCGACGCGGGTCCGCAGCGTGGTGGCTTCCGCGGTGGCGTGGTCGCGCTCGGTGACCAGACAGGCGCTCGCGGTCTTGGCGTCGTTGCGTTCCGCCCGCAGTGATTCGATTTCGGCGGCGAGCAGTTCCACTTCGCCGCGCAGTGAGGTCGTGGCGGTGGTTTCCTCGGTGAGGAGTTCGGCCTGGGCCTGGTGGTCGCGCTGGAGTGCGAGGAGGTCGGCGCGGGCT